CCAATGGGTGAGTCAGCTGTTGCGTCTTTTACTAAAACGTAATCTCCAACCTTAAGAGTTGTGGTGTCAATACCATTAGTTGCATAATCTTCAGTAACATCAACCTTCTTCTTAAACTCTGTGGTTAAACCAGACAATCCAGTAGAAACAATTCTACGAATCTTCTGATTATTGAAGGGTTGACGAGGCCAACCAAACTTCTCAAATCCTTCCTCTCTGGTATACTCAGCAGGTTGCCAAAGTGTGTTTACAATTCTCTCGTTGTCAAAGTCTTCATTGAGTTGAACACTTGCAAAGGGAGTGAAGTCCTCATAAGCATGATAGTGTCTGTGATTACCAATTAATTCTGCAAAACCAATTTTAACTCCTTTTCCAGTTACCTCATTACCTTCACCATCCCACTCATACATTTTTGTATTTGTGAGAGATTGCAGATCAAAGTCGGAAGGATTGTATTCAAACTTATCATTAAATTTAAACAGCATCACTTTATAGACGCCATTATTAGCATCAGCACTATCATCATAACTGGTGATAACACCATGTGCTTTATACTCATCAGAGCCACTGGAATCATCAACAAAGGCAACCATCAGGGGCAGCTCATCCTCTTTTGGCTTTAATGCACCTTTGATTCTGTATGCATTGATGTAGTATCCACAGCTATAACCATCAGTTTGATTTGCTTTGTTAAAGAATTTACCACCAATTAATGTACCTTCAGGGTCTTTATTGGACGCACCATGAAGAACAACCTGGTCTGTTGATTTCAGAGCATTCTGATAATCAGCACCAGAGTCAATCACAGCCACACCAAGAGCATTACCCCATTCACCAGGGTTTCTGGCTAAGAAGTGTGCAGGTGCAAGGTTACCTTGGTCGTAGTAATCTTCCAGGAAGTGGTCCTTGTTCTTGACATACAGAGGATCAACAAGAGAAACTCTATCAGCTGCATTTCTCATGGTCTGCTGACCCTGAGGAATCTCACCAATAACTTCTAATGCTTCATCTCCAACTGAGTCGTCACATCTGACAACATAACAAACACCACCATACTCCAGGAAGTTGCTAACTGTCCACCAGTACTCAGCATTCTCATCGGTAGGGTTACCGAAGGTTGCTTGTAATTCAGCCTCTGTGTTGATTTTAATTACTTCATCAACTGGGCCAGCTTTAAATGGTCCACAAAGTGCACCAATGTTCGTAGTGATTGCATCACTAGTTCCCCTCGTCAAATCAATTTCATTAACTAAAACACCGGGGGAAGAGGTCTTAATAACCATTAGATTTACTCCCGAATATAGTTATATTCCCTTTTATTTAGATTTATCTGTTTTTACGAAATACTATTTAGTATCAATTTTTGGTGGTAGAAGAGGGAGACATCTCCCTACCACCAGTCTGTATTTGGGGTGCCCTGCCCTTGCCATTCCCAAGGAGAAAATGGAAGTCCATATTCATCTATCTTGTCTCTATACTTGTCATACCTATCATGCTCCCACTCTGTCTTCCATAGTTGTCCATTACCATCCACCTCATATTCATCATCACCAGACCCAACAACAAAACCAAAAGGCGACATATCTTCCTCCAGCTGTGACTTATCTTTCTCATACAACTCTTCTCTAACACTCTGGTCAGTCATCTCTTTGAAGTAGTCCTGTGCCACTGCCCATGCATAGATAACCATACACATCACAAGGTCATCATGACAACCCTCTTCAGCAGAGAATGAATCTCTCTTCTCAACAAAGGTTGTTAGCTCATTAATAATTTGGAAGTCATTGAAAATAATTTTATCAGACTCAACCATTTGTTTGAGGTTGCTACAACCAAGTTTCTTGGGTGCCTTTGCCATCTTCAAACCAAGTTGAGTTTTTCCACCAGAGAAACCATGACCCAACACTTGTCCTGCCCTTCCCCTCATGGCAGTCATCAATAAGTTTTCATACTCCATATCATAAAAGATAATGGATGCCACCTGGTCTCCAATATCATTCACCTCTGCAAGTATCCATGCCTTATTATATTTTTTAGCAACCTGCACAATAATATCTGGAAACAACATTGGTTTGATGGTGTTGCTTCTATATTTCCCAACCAACTTATGTGGATAAGATGTGATATCAACAAGAATGAATGCAGAGTAGTCAAGTTTCATTCCCCTTGACACATCAACAGTCATCAAATACTCATGTCCAGGAATGGGTTCCTCAAAGATATCCAAACCTCCAGAAGATGTGATGGGGTCATTATATGTTAGTGACTTAAGTTTGGGTCCAGAAATAAGTGTACCTGCTGACCCAATGAAGTCGCAATTGTGCTGAACAATGTCAGAACCATAATAAATATTACCTTCTTTAACACCAACAAGGTCATATAATTCAATAGTTTCTTCTACTACTTCATTATATGTTATGACCCTTCCATTTAATTCACTTCCAGGTTTAAGTGAAGAGGGGGATAATCTATCACTTCCGAAAGTATGTTTTTCACTTACCTTCAGTTCTCCACCATCCTCAAATATAATATGGTGATGTGTAGGTCTTATAAGTTTCTGAACCCCGTTAAAGTTTTTGAAACCGTCAGGAGTTTTTACTTTGTATTTTAAATTCTGTTTATACATCAGGCCAACTAATTCCCCTTATAATATTGAACATTCCAACATCGGTTAAATTAAACATTTTATGAAATGTTTTTGAAAAAATTCTATCGTATGTAAGAACCTTTCCATTCCTTTGCACTACTTGAACCCCAGGGAGTGCTGGTGCATCAACATACATACTACGAATTCTCAGGACATCTTCCTTGGTAAGTTTACTTGAGTGTCTCTTACCCCTGCGATCAACATTGAGTGTATAACCTTTTGTTCCTTTGTTCCAGGGAACGTAATTTTGTTTCTTTAATGATTGCTTTCTTTTAGTTTCATCCGACATCTTCATACCTAGTGTTGTAAAGTTGTCGTTATTATGTTGATTCAGACAGAAAGGATCGTCTTTAAAGTTAGTTCCAATTAACAATGTCTCCTCATTAAGCATTGATGTTGAATTATCAAACTCATCTAGTATAGTTTTACTATACATTGTTGTATTCCATTTCTCTTTATGGGTCTTTGGACTACCCCAATACTTATCTTCCTCTGGTTTTACTTTAGACTTTCTTGACCCGTAATAGTAATATCTATCCACGAAATCAATTCTATAAGTATAGAAATACATACCAATCTGGTTGTTATAGATATTTAGATTGTATCATACAACTCTTGAATTGTCAAGTTCTTAATTTCCCCTGTCTCCTTATCAAGAACTTCAAGGGTTGTAGGACCCCATACGCATTCAAATTCTTGTTGAAATTGTTGCTCTGATGTGTTAGCAATGGTTTCCTGTTTCCAAGCTTCATCTCTGCCTGGGACTTCAGACCAATGTGCTTCTGTTGCTCTATAACTATTTCTACCTTTTTCTGCATCATTCCACAACTTATAGAAGTGGTTCATCCCATTGGGGGTAGAAACAATGATAACCTTTGTGCTCTTACCAGATGAAATAGTAGGATAAACAGATGAGAAAAAGTCGTCTGCTACGTTGGTGGGAACGAACGCAAACTCGTCAAGCATAACAATGTTATAAGAAAAACCACGAACGGCACTAGAAGATGTTGACGACGCAGTAATTCTCGACCCATTCTCCAGTTCAATGGAGCCCTTGTTCCACGCAAGGACACCCTGCTGTAACCATTTCGGTAAGTTTTCATAAGATGTTTGTAGTTTAGCCATCAATTCAAACGCTGTCTCACGCTTGTTAGCAAGAATTGCGATGTTGATGTTGTCTCTAAAGATTGCCTGGTGAATTAGATAAGCAGTAACAGTAACAGATTTACCAGACTGACGTGGTAACTTGCAAATACTAAATCTGTTATTGTGAAAACTATCAATTAGGTTGCGTTGGAAAGGGTAAGGAATGAAAGGAACAATACCATCGTCCAAACTGATAACTTTAATATAATTTTCAAGAAAGTACTCTGGGTTGGATGAACACTTGATAACCTCTTGAACTTGTTCTTTTGTAAAATCAATTTGCACCCCTCTCTGCTTGAGCAGAGGGTTACTTTTATATGCTGTAGAAGTATCTAACTGCATCAAAAAACCATTCTTTATGGTTATTTATTTCAGCAATTCCATCTGCGACGAGCAGCCTTGCCTCTCTCACCAGTCCAACCACGACTTCTTGCACAGAAACTCTTGCGTCTATTAGCTGCCTTGGAACCAGCTTTGAGTTTAGAGGGAGGTGTGGTTACAGCAGTTTTTAATTTAGAGCCAGGGTTCTTGCGTCTGTAAGCTTCAACACCCTTTTTAGTTAAACCAGCACCCTGATTAACACTTCTCTTGTGTCCAGACTTAACTGACATTCCCTTCATGTCATCTTCACTAAGTCCACTTCCAAAAATTACCTCCGTAACTTCACCAGTGTCATGGTTTTCCACATCCATAACATAATAACCTTCTTCAGTCAGATAAACAGGGCTTACAGGCTCCCCAACTTCTGCTGCGATTTCATCATAAACTTCAGTGTCTTCCTCACTCATAAACTCCCACATGTCATCTGGGATAAGGTTATAATTTTCAGATAAAGCTGGGACCATAACCATAAAGTTAGACTGGTTATCACCAGGGTCCATTGAAGGATAATAAGCAATCAATCGAGCACCAGGCCAAAACTTCTGACAAGCTTTNTGCATTTCATCATGTGAGGGNTAACCAACTTCAGGCCAGAAAAACTTCAGTCTCTGTCTTCCACCTCTAAACATAAAGGTGACCTCATAAACCTGACCAATCTGATTCACTCTCACCATTTCATCAAGGGGAAACCAACCAACCTGCTCAGTCATTTGGTTTTCCTTTGCCCACTCATCAGGAATCATCCCATGCTTAGACTTGAAATCCTTATGGAGTTGCTTAGGAGTGATGTCATTATCCTTGGCAATCCCTCTCATCACTTTATCAATTGATTGCCAGGAGATGTCCTCTAACTTGAGGAGTTGCTTCTCCAGCACTTCAACTGCTGTTTCAGTTAGCAGTTCAGGTTTGGTTTCCTCAACTTCCTCAACTTCATTATCTTCACTGATAAACTTATTATTGATGTAATCCTTGTACTCCTCAACAGACATTGTGGCAACCAGAGTTGCATTGGATCCACAGTTATAAGTGCCTGTATTCCCTCCGTTAGGTCCTGCAAGGGGTGCTAACCTGCCGCTGTCTCCACCATTCCTCAACCCAACCAATGCCCTGGAGAGGGCTCTGGTGTGTGCTCTGGAGGCAATAGTGTTGGGGGTTGCAACCGCTCCCTCCTCCTTCTCTTTCTTTTGAGGTGCCTTGATGTTTTCATGATACATCTGGCGCGCCATATCAGCAGCTTCAGTGCCCTTGTACCTCTGTTTAGGTTTAGGCATTTCAACCTTAACCTTTGCCTCTTTCAGCTCAATTTCAAGGTCTGATAGTTTGGACTTCAGGTTATCCAATCCAGCGTTGATATTTCTATCACGGATCTGGTTAATTCTTTCTCCTGAAGTGAAGTTAAGGGTATCGCTCATTTTGGCTGTTATTCTATAATCTTATTTAGGGGTTGTAGATTCCTCTACCTGGACCTTCAAGGTTACCACTGGTTGCAACTCCAGCTTTACCTCTAGTATTCGTTTTTGCTAGTGTCTTAACGCCTTTTCCTAACCTTCTAAGGTTACGTTTAATTTTATCAAAATCAATCTCTCTGGGTTTTGGAAACAGATTTTTATCGTCATCTTTAGTTTGAGTTTTGGGTTTGGGTTTTGGCGTATCAGTTTTAGCTAAAGCACCACCAGTAGGTCTCTTATCTAAAGCTCCCCCCTTAGGTTGGGTTGATATACTACTAGAAGGTCGTTTTTGAATCTCACCACCTCTACCAGATGGTAATGCCTTTTGTGGAGCTCTCCTCACTCTATCTGCTGGAGTGTCTGGGGTATCTCTCCTTGCCTGGTTTCTAGCGTTTTTTTCCAGTGCAGCCCT